ACAGAAAAAAGTTAAAAGCTTTTTGCGGAGCTGTGTTATAGATTTATTTTATAGCATGGCTCTATTTTTATATCGAGAAATAACTCAGTTGGTTAGAGTAGTCGTCTTATAAGCGACAAGTCGTACGTTCGAATCGTACTTTCTCGACCAGGATAAAGGGTATTTTTCTTCGGAAAATAGGAGATGAAAACCCCTCCAAGTTTATGAATAGAACATAGTACTAAAATCCTTGATGTGAAAATCGGACTCTTATGAGCCAAAAAGGTAAAGGTTGCGCCGTTTTAGTGCTATGTTGTGTTTATAATTGTATGTAGTGATATATAAAAAATATGTTGCACACAGGCTTTCCTAGAAATAGGTTTAATATCTCAACCTGACAGAAAGTAAATTAGAGGACAGGTGGAAGGAGCAGAACCACCTATATCATTACATAGAGTTATAAAAGAAAAGAGGTTTTAAATGGATAATTATATAAGATATACCTATTATGATGAAGTAGGATGTATAGTAGCAATAATATATCCTAATACACCTAATGAGATAATAAAGAAACTACAAGAACAATACGATGAAGTTAAGTATAAGGAGTAATGCTTATGCGAGGAAGTTGGATAGCAGAGAATATAGAAAGAGACTTAAGAAGAGAACAATACTATAAAAACAAAAAACGTGCTAAATGTATAGTTGATAAGAAAAAACAATGCAATGTATGCAGGTATCAAAAAATATGTGAGGATGCAGAGTATGAAGAAAAGATTTGAAAAAGGTGACATATTAATCTTTACCGGCCACGAATATAATTTGGCAAAAATATTTAATTATGAACAATTATTTAAAGACAAAGATTTAATTGTCGAATTAATACAAAGATGTCCATGTGAAGAAAATAAAAATGACAAAATTAAATTTAAAGGAATTGAGGGATATTATCGTTCAATATTTTTTAGTAGAAAGGAGAATTAAGTTGGAAAGTTTATTTGATTTAATGAAAAGAAATTTAGGAAAAGACTATAAGAATGTAGCAGAGTTTAATCAAGATATAAATAATGTTGATATGAAGATAGTAGCTGAAACATTATATCAATATATGTATTATCAAGAAGCGGTATCAAATTTAAATGTTGATAACTTCAAAACATATATAGAAATTTTAAAAGCTGCAAAGGAAAATAAGTAATGTATACTGTAGAACAAATTAAACAATTAATTGCTGAAGGAAATAAATACAAATTTTATAAAGATCCATATTGGAAGAATTTAAGCAAGACTATAAGAGAAAGAGACAATAATGAATGTCAAGAATGTAAGAAAGAAGGAAAGCTAACAATAAAGCAACATGATAAGAAATTAGATGTGCATCATATAAAAGAGTTAGAGAAGTTTCCTGAACTTGCATATGAAGAGAGTAATTTAGAAACAGTATGTGTAAATCATCATAATATACTTGACGAAAAGAATATAAGAGGGACAACAAAAAAGAAATTCATAAATGAGGAGAGATGGTAGATGGAAAGCGATAAAGAAATATTACAAAAGCATCTAAATGAATTATATAGGACAAGTAAAGATGGAGACAAAGTTGTACATTCATTAAGAAGAGTAATTGACCTGCTAGATGATACTATATGGATAAACACTAAAATAGATTTAATGATAGCAGTAAATGATGGTCAAGTAGATGTATATCAAAAAGGAAACAGATTAGAAAAAATAGAAGAATTGAAATTCAATTACAATAAAACAGAAACACCTACTATAGAAATAAAACAATTTATTTAAGAAAGGAATGATTTATTATGCCAAGAAAAGCGAAGAAAATAGAAGAGGAAGTTATTGATAATGATATTAAAGTATTAAACATAGAGGAAGATACAGATAAAGATACTTTAAACAAAGAAGCGGATAACATAGAAGAAATGAAACTAACAATATATGAACATGAATATAAAGTTTCAGAATTAATAAATATGAAGAATAAAAAAGATAAAACATATTTAGAAAAGGAAACTATAAATAGATTCAATGAATTAATGTATAACTATTATAGAGGAATAAAACATTCAATACTAAAAGAATGTTGTGGAAAGACTTATTCAATAAATGATTTAAAAAACAGATTGAATGATAATGTATATGAGATAATAGATAGAAGAATGAGCAGAAAAGATATAAGATTTGATAAGAAAACAGTAGATACTGTAATAAGATACATAGAAGAAGCGGAAAAATAATACCCCCTATCAAAAATTTTGACTTCAAAATCAAAACCTTGGTAACGGGGAGTTTTCTCATATAAACATATTTTTTGAAATTTCACATGTAAACAGGGGGGAGGTTGGAAAAAATGCCAGAAAAAAAGAAAAAAACTACAAAAAAGTCAACTAAAAAAGAGACCTCAGTTAAAGATAAGGACATAAAAGTAAAAAATAAGAAAGAAACAGTAAAAGATGATAAGAATAACATAGAAATAGTTGACCAAGACAATGAAAATAATAAGGTTTATCTTGATTTAAAACAACAATTAATTGATAATGGTAATTACTCTCCTTATACAGAAGACTTATTACAGCAATATATGACTTTTACATATATTGAGGAAGCTCTAAATCTTGATATTAAAACAAGAGGAGTTAGTGTTTATTGGTCTAATGGTGGTGGACAAGAGGGTTGGAAGAAAAATGATAGCATTACAGAATTAAATAGAGTAAATTTACAAAAAATAAAATTACTAGGATATTTAGGAATTAAAGCACCCAAGCCCGAAAAAGAAGCGGGTGAAGACGAATATGAAGTGTAAAAAGTACAAATATAATAAATATATAGACAAATGGTTTGAAATAGTCGAAAATGAAGAAATTAGAGTTTGCATAGAACAAAAACAGCTGGTTGCGTGGTTAAAAAATAAATTAGATACAGAAGATATAATAATAAATGATGAAGAAATAGAAAAGGCAATAATAACAAAACAGAAATGGTTTGATTATCCACTTTTAGATTGGGAAAAGTTTTTGGATGCGTGTGAATATGGTTTGTATTATAAAGATGGCTCATTAGTATTTAATGAGTTTTTTATTATGGGTGGAAGAGGATTTGGTAAAAACGGATATATAAGTACAGAAATATTTTATCAAACAACAAAACAACACGGCATAAAGAATTATGACATAGACATAATTGCTACATCAGAAGATCAAGCAAAAACATCTTTTATGGATGTTCATGATATGATTCAGGATAATCCAAAATTAAGTAAAGCTTTCGAGATAACATTAGAAGAAATAAAAAATAAAACTACTAAATCAAGTATTAAATATAATACAAGTAATTCAAAAACTAAAGATGGAAGAAGACCACGGACACATATTTTTTGATGAAATACACGCGTATGAAGATTATAAAAATATAGATGTTCATACTTCAGGTGGGGGAAAGAAAAAGAATTATAGAGTTACATATATAACAACAGATGGAGATATACGCGATGGAGTAATAGATGATTATAAGAAAGAAGCTAAAGACGTATTTAATGGTGTAATAAAAAATACAAGAACATTATTCTTTATATGTAAATTAGATAATGAAGAAGAAGTGAAAGATTCTAAAAATTGGATAAAAGCAAATCCGTCATTAAATCAATTTAAAGACTTAATGGAAACTATGTTAGATGAATATCAGAAAGCATTAATAAGACCATCAAAATATCATTCTTTTATGACCAAACGTATGAATATACCACATCAAGATGAAACAAGAGTAGTTGCTAAATGGGAAGATATTGTGGCAACAAATCAACCTATTCCTGAACTAAAAAGTCTTTCTTGCATTGGTGGACTAGATTATGCTAGTGTAAGAGACTTCTGTGGAGTAGGATTATTGTTTAAAAAAGATGGAAAAAAGATATGGTTAACTCAAACATTTATAAATAGAAATAGTCCACATTTATCATTAATAAAGAAAGAAGTAATTGAAGAAGCGGACTCTAAAGGCGAAATAATATGGATAGATACACCAACTATTCCACCTGAAAGAGTAGCTGAATGGTTTATAGAAAAAATGGCACTATATAACATAATAGCTATAGCTATAGATAAAGTTAAAGCAAATTATTTTATAGAAGCATTTAAAAAAGTAGGTTTAACCGTTAGAAATGCAAGTAATAAAACTGGTGAAATTGTTATTGTTAGAAGTGGTGAGTTTACAGATACAATGGTTTACGGAGTATTAGAAGATTGGTTCGCAAATCATAATTTAATATTTGGAGATAGTACATTAATGCGTTGGTATGTAAACAACACAGCAGTAGAGCCAAGAAAGAATGGAAATAAGGCATTTATAAAAATAGAACAGCAAAGTAGAAAAAATGACGGTTTTATGGCTTTAACACATGCTACTAGTATTCAAAGTGAATTAGAAGAATCTCAAACAATAGATGAAGATTATTTAAAAACATTTATGAAAGCTTATTGAGAGGAGGGGAAAAACTTGAGTTTTATAGAAACAGCAAATGATTACATTCACAAATGGTTTAATAAGAAAAATGAAATAATATTATCTGAATGTATAGATTTAATAAATGATACTTGCTATAAAGAATTAGGATTGCAGAAAGCAATTTCACTTATAGCAGGTTCTTTTATTTCAACGAAGATACGTACATATAAAGAACATATTGAAGTTCAAGGAAATTTATATTACAAATTAAATATTTCGCCTAACAAAAATCAAAACAAGTATGATTTTTATTATAAGTTTATAAATTCACTAATAAGAAATCAAGAAGCTCTTATTTTCGAAATTGATGGAGATATATTTGTAGCAGATAAATTTTCAAAACACAAACTAGCACTAAAAAATTATTGGTTTGATAATATTGTTTTAGATGATTATGAATTAAAAGATAAATTTTATATGAATGATGTTATGTATTTTTCTTTAAACAATGAAAAAATCAAAGGATTAATCAATAGTATAAATAACAATTATTCAAGAATTTTAACAGCTTTTGAAAATTCATATGTAAGAAATAAATTCAGAAAAATTATTGTAGAAATGGACACAACATCCAATTTAAGAGATGGTGAGGAAAATAAGACACAGAATTTAATAAATGATTTAATAAAACCATTTATTGAAGGTGATAGAAATGTATTATCATTACCTAAAGGATTCAAACTAATCAACCTAGACGAGAAAGTAAGTAAACAAAATGATTCGATATCAGAAATGACGGATGCAGGAAAAGAAATATTCGAAAAAATAGCAATTATATTTGACATTCCGGTAGATTTACTATATATGAACAAAAACGAGTTGAAAGAACAACAAGATATGTACATGACGCATGGATTTAAAAAATATGCAGTAATGTTTTGCTCAGAAGTAAATAGAAAGGCATATTCTAAATCACAATTTCTAAAAGGAACTTATATGAATATGGATCTAGTAACTACAGAGTTTATCAATTTATTAAAATCAGCAGATAGTTTAGATAAATTATTTAGAATAGGATTTAGTAATAATTTCTTGAGGGAAAAACTCGGAGAGGAAAGAAGTACTAAAGAGTGGGCCGACAAGGAATATGTAACTAAAAACTATATGTCTGTTGAAGGAGGTGAGGAAGAATATGAAGAATATACAAAATCAAATAAAACAAATGACAGCAAATAGTGCAGACATTTACATTTATGGTGATATATATGATAGTTGGTGGGATGATGATAACTCTGCAGTTTCACTTAAAGACAAATTGATTGAATTAGGGGATATTAATGAAATAAATTTACATATCAACTCACTAGGTGGTGACGTTTTTGAAGGATTAGCAATGTTTAATTTATTAAAACAACATAAAGCAACAGTAAATGTATTTATAGATGGTATTGCTGCAAGTATAGCAAGTGTTATTGCTATGGCTGGTGATACAATTTATATGCCTAAAAATTCAATGATGATGATACATAATTGTTGGAGCTATGCATGTGGAAATTCAAAAGAATTTAGAAAACTTGCAGATGATCTTGACAAAATTATGGAAGCGTCAATTGAATCGTATATGTCAAAAGTAAATATTACAAAAGAGGAATTAAAAGAATTACTAGATGCAGAAACTTGGCTTACAGCACAAGAATGCTTTGATAAAGGTTTTGCAGATGAAATATTACCTATTTCAGATGATATAGAACAATCTGCAAGTAAAAGTATATTGGATTTAGTAAAAGAGAATCAAAATCTAAAGATGAAGGTTAAAAAGACAGAAGATAATCAACAGAAAATAACAAAGGAAAGTATTAAAACTATAGTAAATGAATCATTAGATAAGTTTGCTAAAGACATAGAAAAAAGCTATGAAGAAATACTTGAAGGATTTCTAGAAGGAAATCAAAAAGAAAAGCCAGCAGGCTTATTTAATAAAAAAGAAGATTCAAGACCTAATGTGTTTGAGTCTTTTTTTAATGGAATTTTAAAAAATGAAAGAGAGGAAAATTAATTATGAGTATTAAGAATTTAAACAAAGAAGAAATTAAAGAAAAGGCTTTAGAAGCTATAACAAATGGAAATACAGAGGAGCAAGCAGATGTAATGCAAGCTTGGATGGAAATTGTTGCAGAAGAGGTTGCACAAAAGGTATCAAAAGAACAAGCTAAATTCAATGATGATACAATGATATTAACAAATAGAGGTGTTGAACAATTAACATCTGAGGAAGTTAAATATTTTGAAAAAGTTGCTGAAGCAATGAAAGAAAAAAATGTTAGACAAGCACTAACAGATTTAGACGTTGTAATGCCTACAACAACAATAAACAGGGTATTTGATGAATTAGAAGAATCACATCCACTTTTAAAGAAAATAAGAATTACAAATGTAACAGGAGTTACAGAAACAATAAAGAGAAATGGTGATGTAGAATCAGCATGGTGGGGACCTTTATGTGATGAAATTAAAAAAGAATTAGAAGCTGGATTCAAGAAAGAATCTACAACACTTTATAAATTAAGTGCATTCTTACCTATTTGTAAAGCTTATCTAGTTTTAGGACCAGCATGGCTAGAAAGATATATAAGAACTATTTTAACTGAAAGTATTAAAAAAGGATTAGTTTCAGCTATTGTATCAGGAACAGGAGTTAACCAACCTTTAGGAATGGATAGAGATCTTGCAGCAGCAAGAACACCAGGAGAGCCTGTACCACAAAAAACAGCAACAGTAATAAAAGATTTTGAACCAAAAACTTTAGGAAAAATAATTGCAAAATTAACTAACAATGGAAAAAGAGCAGTTACTAATGTAGATTTAGTAGTAAATCCAGTTGATTATTGGACAAAAGTATGGCCATTAACAACAACTAAAAATGCATTAGGTCAATATATAGCAAATCAATTTCCATTACCAGTAGATATTACTCAAGAACCAACAGTAGAGCAAGGAAAAGCAATTTTAGGTTTAGCTGAAAAATATGACTTAAATATGGGAATGAATCAAAAAATTGAGTACTCTGATGAATTTAGATTTTTAGATGATGAAAGAGTATACTTAACAAAACTATATGCAAATGGTGAAGCTGTTGATAACAATTCATTCCAATACTTAGACATTTCACAAGTTAATCCAGCTGAATAGGATGTGATTATATGACATATAAAGAAGTTCTAGAAATGAAACTTGGAGATAAAACCAAGGTTGATGAAGAATTTTTTAAGGAAGTCAAAAGACATTTACAAGTTACATGGGACGATGATGATACAAATTTAACAATAGCCGATCATATAAAAGATGGAGTTGAAGTGCTACAAGAAGATGTTGGCACTTCAATTGATTTTGATAAAGATGAAATTGCACGAGGATTACTAAGAACATATGTAAGATATGCATGGAATAAAAGTGAAGAATACTTTATAGAAAACAATTTAGAAAGAATTTTAAAATTAGAGGTTAAGTATGGAAAAGATTAATTTCGCAAGGACCAATAAAAATTACCACGAAATATATAATGATGGGATTTTATATTTTGGTAGCATAAAAGTTATAAAAAATGCAAAAAAAGAAAAAATTGGTGAAGAAATCTTGATAAAAGGAAAAAGGCCTTTTGCATACGTAAATATAAGAGATAATGACAATATAGAAGCGGATTCTTTAGGATATACCATTGATAAAAAAGTTAGAATCCCATTATCTCCTTTACCTCAAAATATTAAAGTTAAATTAAATTATAATGAAGATATTTATGAGGTTATGAAAAGAGATTCTGATGATAGAAAAAATATATATTTATATTTACAAAAATCAACCAATAAGAAAGATGGTGTTGAATAATGAATGACGAAAAAATAATAGAAGCATTAGAAACTTTTGAATTACCTGTTGGAAATAAAAGAATTTATGAAAATGAATTAGATGGTAAATACCATTATTTTATTTTTCGCAGAGGACGTTTAAAAGATAATGGATGTGGAAGATATACAAGACAAATTTATATTGCGTATGTATATGAAGGTGAACAAAAAATTTCTGATTTTGACATAATAAATAATATTAAAGATTTAGGTCTGAATTTTGTTGGAATGGAGAATGATGAATTTCAGTTGGCCAATACGAATGATTGGATTGATATGAATACATTTACTTTTGAAAGACCTGAAAGGGGTTAAAATGAGTTATAATGAAGCAATTTTTACTCTTGATAGTAAAGATTTAGAAAAATTGCAACAGAAATTTGCATTGCTACCTAATAAAGCTGAATATGAACTAAATAATTACTTTTGGAATGAAGCCGGAGACATTTTAAAAAGAAGAGTTATGCAAAATATGCCACGTTCCAGAAGAGATAAGTCAAATTATAGAAAAGGTCCAAAAACACATGCCAAGGATGATGAATCACTTGAAAAAATTACATATAACTTAGGAATAAAAGTGCAAACAAGATTAAAACCAAGATTAAAAGATTTTGGCTATTTAATATTTCCTGACGAAGGTAGAGGAAAACATCAATCAAGAAGTCAGGAGTTTTTCAATAAGTCTTTGGAAACAGAATCAGATAGATTAGAAAAAGGCTTAATGGAACATTTAAATAATAAAATAGAGGAGGAATTAAAAAATGGCACAAGTTGAAGAGTTTGAAGATTATAAAATTCAAGAAGGTTCAATACAATTTGAAGGAGAAACAGCTATAGGGTTTGGTTGTATTGGAACTTTAGATGGTACATCTAATATTGAAGAAGTTGTAAAAAGATGTGAAGGAGCAGTAGTAAAAAAAGCAAAAAGAATCACTGATTTAAGTGTAAATTTAACAGGACATGCAAAAATACCAGCATCTCGAAAAATAATGGGATTAAGTAATGAAGGACTAAAAGCTGGAGTATATGCGTATGGTGCGGATTCTTTTTCAAAACCATTTACTTTTGCTGCTAAAGTTATAGACATGGAAGGAAACATTAAATATATAGCATTTCCAAATTTAACTGATGCAAAAGGATTATTCTTTAATGTAAATAATGAAACAACTGAAATTGAAATGAAAGATTTTGAATTTTCAGCATTGTTAGATAGTAATAAAAAATTCTATTACGAAGCTTATGACAGTGAAATTGAAGATAATCAAGTAAAAGAAAAATGGTTAACAAACTTTACACCAGAATTGGTAAAAAATGCAGAATAGTTTATTAGGGTATTCATAATTGGATACCCTTTTAAAAGTATTTTTAAAGCATTATAGAATTGTAGTGTTTTAAAAATATTTTTTGGAGGTTAGTTATGAAAATAAAAAATGAAGAAATAAATTTAAAAATTACACCTAAAGCAATTCAAAAAGTAGAAGAATTAGATAAAGATTTTGATGTTTTAAAGCTATTAAGAGAAGCTGGAGAAAAGGAACCCAAAGCAAGCGATTATTACAAGTTAATTTATGCTGGATATATAGGCGCAACAAATAATGAAGTAAAATATGATGAATTTTTAGATATGATAGAAGATTATGATCTTTATGAAATAAGTCAAATAGGAGTTAATTTGTTACTAAAAAGAAAAAACTAAGATTCCAAGAAGGATTTAAAAAAGTCACAGCTAAGAATGGAAAAAAGAAATATAGAGAGCCAAACATACATGTCGAAACAATAGCAGACATGTATGTTTTTTATGTCTATATTGATGGGATTGACGAAAATACATTTTGGAATAGTGACATATCCTTCTTGGATAATATTCATCAAAATATTGTAGCTTATGAAAATTATAGGAATAATCCAAAGGAGGTTTAATTGTGGCAAAAAAAAATGAACAAAAAATAAAGTTTGAAGCAGACATATCCGGATTTAAAAAGAATATTAAAGAAGCTGAAAAGAGCATAACATCATTAAATGCAACATTAAAACTTAATAAAACGCAATTAGCCGGAAATGGTAGTTCTACACAATTACTAGGTCAGAGAATAGACGAATTAAAACAAAAATATCAACAACAAACAATTGCAATTAGTGAAACAGAAAAAGCTTATTCAAAAGCAGTAGAATATTTTGGAGAAAATTCAAAAGAAGCGGAAAATTTAAGTAAAAAATTAATTGATTTAAGAACAGCTCAACAAAGAACTGCAAATGAAATAAGTGAGGTAAATAAACAACTAATAATTCAGTCAGAAAAGTTTATAACTGCAGGAAAAAACATTACAAAATTAGGTGATAATTTAAATAACTTTGGTAAAAAAATTGATAGTGCTGGAAATAAACTTTCTGTATTAAGTGCAGGTATAGCGACTATTGCAGGAGCATCTCTAAAAGCATCTATTTCTTTTGAGAGTGCATGGACAGGAGTAACAAAGACTGTTGATGGAACAGAAGAACAATTAAATAATTTAAGACAAGGTATGCTGGATTTATCAAAACAGATTCCTTCATCAGCAGAAGAAATAGCTTCAGTTGGTGAAGCAGCGGGACAATTAGGAATACAAACAGATAATGTTTTAAAATTTACTAAAACTATGATAGATATGGGAAATGCGACCAATTTATCTGCAGATGATGCCGCAACAACTCTTGCGAGATTTGCTAATGTAACAAAAATGAGCCAATCAGACTTTGATAGATTAGGATCAGTTATAGTTGCTTTAGGAAATAATTTTGCAACAACTGAAAGCGAAATTGCTAATATGGGAATGAATTTAGGCTCAGCAGGTAAACAAGTTGGCATGAGCCAATCTCAAATAATGGCTTTAGCAACAGCATTAAGTTCAGTAGGACTAGAAGCTCAAGCTGGAGGAACAGCTTTTTCAAAAGTTATGATAAATATGCAGTTAGCTGTTGAAAAAGGTGGAAAAAACTTAAAAGATTTTGCTTCTGTTGCAGGGATGACAACAAATGAATTTAAAAAAGCCTTTGAAGAAGATGCAACAACTGCAATAATGAAATTTGTTGAAGGCCTTTCAAAAAGTGGAGAACGTGGAAAAAGTGCAATTAAAATACTGGATGATATGGGAATTACAGAAACTAGATTAAGAGATGCTTTGTTACGTTCTGCAAATGCTAGCGATATAATGAGCAAAGCAATAGATTTAGGAAATAAAGCTTGGAAGGAAAATAATGCTTTAACATTAGAAGCGGATAAAAGATATGATACTACAGAATCACAATTAAAAATATTAAAAAATGAAATACGTGCTAATGCAATAGAATTAGGAGACGATTTAAAACCTTCTTTAATTGATATTATGAAACAAGCTAAACCTCTTATTTCAAATGTATCAAATCTTGTAAAAGGATTTAATAATTTAAGTGGAAAAACAAAGAAAAGTGTTACTAATTTCCTTTTGATGACTGCAGCATTAGGACCAGCTGTTAAAGTTAGTGGAAAAATGATTTCTACTACAGGAAGCATGATTTCAAACTATGGTAAATTAATTACTAAAGTAGGAGACTGGAGTAGTAAAATAAAAATAGCAAGTACAACAGAAACAATAGCTACAACAGCCAAGAAAGCACAGACTGCAGCTACAACAGCTAGTACTATGGCTACCGAGGTAAATACAGGAGCATTAGTTGCTCAAACTTCTGTTACTACAGGAGCTACAATAGCCACAAATCTTTTAAAAGTTGCTATGATAGGATTGCCTATTGTTGGAGTAGTTGCAGGAATAGCAAGTTTAGTTGGTATGTACAAAGAAATGACAAGTGAAACAACTCAAACAACTAATAAAATCAAAGAACAAAAAGAAGAAATGGAGCAATTAAGAGAAGAACAACAACGAGAAATGGAAAGTAATCTTTCTCAAATTGATAATGTTCAAAGATTAAAAGATGAATTAACTTTACTAGTCGATAAAAATGGAAAAGTAAAGGATGGATACGAAGCAAGAGCTAAATTTATTTTAGGAGAATTAAATGAAGCTTTAGGAACAGAATATAAGGTTACCGATGGTGTAATTAAAAAATATGATGAATTATCTGATAAAATTGATAATTTAATTTTGAAAAAGAAAGCAGAGATTATACTTGAAACACAGGAAGAAAGATATAAAAATGCAATAAAAGAAAGAGCTAAAGCAACAGAGTTGTTAACACAAAAACAAGAAGAATTAAAAAATAAAGAAAAAGAAATTGACGAAAACAGACAAAAACTTATAGAAAATGAGACTAAATATGATGGTGTTTTTAAAGAGCAAATTGAAAATAGAATAAAACAATTAGAAAAAGAAAAAAATTCGATTAATGACAATATAAAAACACAGTCAGATGTAATTCAAACTTATATTAATGATATAAGCACATATGAAACAAATGCAACATTGGTTGCTGAAGGAACAGAAGAAAGTTTAAAAAAAGTAACAGACAGCATTTATTATAATCAACAAAGAGTTAGTGATAATTCTATTTTGACACTACAAGCACAAATTAATAGTTCGGCTTCATATTTACAACAACTTAAATCAAATTATGAAAGTACTGGAAGTGAAATTACCAATAATCAAATAAAAGAGGAACAAAAGAGATTAACAGGATTAATAAATAATTTAACAGAACAAACATCTGTAACTCAAGAAATGACACCTGAATTAGTATCTGCATGGGAAAATTTAGCTAATTTATCTTATGAAGAATATAGTAATGTTCTTTCTAAAATGACTCCAGAAATGCAAGAAAAAATACAATCAGCAACAGGAGTTATTGTTAATAATACACCATATGCAAAACAAGTTTCTGATAAATTTGCAAACACAGTAGTTGATAGTTTAGATAAAGATGAAGAATTTAAAAATCAAGCAGTTGAATCTTTAAATTCATATCTAGCAGGATTATCTAATGAAGAAAAAAGAGAATTATTAAAACAAGCAGGAATAAAGAATATAGATGAAGTCATGGAAGGGTTAGACAAAGGCAGAAAGTTATCTGAAGATAAGGGAGTTGAAATATTAAAAGGACTATCAACAGGATTAAAAAATACTAAATGGCAAGATTCTCTGTTTGGAATAGCTGGAAGAATAGCTTCAAAGCTTACAAGTGCTTTATCTATTAAAGCATCAGTAAATACTAATAAATTACCAGGTCATAAAGATGGATTGGCATATGTTCCTTATGATAATTATGTTGCGAGATTACATAAAGGAGAAAGAGTTTTAACTGCAAAAGAAAATAAAGAATATATGAGTGATAACATAAACAATAAAATTGCAAATAATAATATAGTTCTTAATTTCTATCCTCAAAAAATGACTGATGCAGAAATGGACAGAGCTTTTGATTATGTAAATAGAAAATATAGCTTGAAATATAATTAAAGTTTATAAGGAATGATAATATGTATGATTATAAGGATATAAGAAATTTTTATTTTGAAAATGAAAAAGGTCAAACAATAGACTGCCAAAAAATAAATGGTGGTCTATTTTTATTTAATATAAATGGACTTGGATATGAGGAAGAAATTACTTATCAACAATTAAACAATACGTTTATACCTGATACAAAGAAAATTAAACAGAATCAAATAAATGGAGATTTGGAATTTTATGATATGACATATGATGAATATAAAAATTTTGTTGATTTTATTTTATTATCCAATGAATTAAGAATAATATATATTCCGAAAACCACTGGTAGAAAAAAATATTATAGAGATATAGATTTTTGCAAAATAGACAAAGCGGAAGAAGATGATTTTAATATCTTACAATGTCCAATTACTATTAATTGTAAAAGCTTATGGTATGAAGAAGATAAAATTATTTATACTATAGAACCAAATTCAAATGAAATGAGATGGGACTTTATATGGGATAGTAGATTTACTGATTATAATACTAGAAGTCTTCAATATGTAAATAAAGGACATGTTGAAGCACCAATAGAGGTGGAAATATCTGGTAGAGTTTTAAATCCTAAAATAGAATTATATGTTGAAGGTGAATTATATCAAGTAGTTACTTTTGATATTGAAATTGAAGAATTTGAAAAATTACTATATGGAACTAAAGAAAATGACTTTTACATAAGAAAGCAAAATACAGATGGAAGCATAGTAAATTTGTTTAATCTAGACTACATAGAGTTCTATAATGATAATGTTATAAGAATCCCTAAAAACAAAAGTTGTGAATTAAAATTAGAAGCGGACAATGAAATTCTAAATGCTCAAATAACTATTTATCCTCAATACAAAGCAGTATAGGAGGGATGATATGGAAACACAAGTAAAATTTAATGGTCAAGATTATATAGCGATATATAATAAACAAACAGGGTATTATGAAATTGAACTAGCTGCTCCAGATGTAGGAGGAATATATCCTGCAGATATAAAATTCACCGATTTATTTGATGAAAGATATGAAGATTCAATAAATATACAAATTTTGATAAAAGAGAGACTAAAATTAGAGACAAACAAAAACTTTATATGGATATTTGATTATAAAGATTTTTCAGTTAAAGAAATAATAGAACTTTCAGATTATGAATTAAATATTGATGAAGAAACAAATGCTAACTCAATAATTAAGATATTAAAGAAAACTTCAGCAAAGTCTAATGATATTGTTGTTTTCAAGAAAAACAATGAAGTATTATATTGGGGAATTATAGATAATATTCAAAATCAAAATGGAGAAAATATTTATCAATTTATTACAAAATATATTACAAATTTATTTAACAGAAATATTATTTTAGAAAATGAAAATTTAATAAGAACAACTGGAGTAGAAGATTTTATTGCAAATGCAATAACAAAAAACTTTATAAATAATCAAGACACTTTTATTAATTTAAATTGGCTCGATATAAAAGTTAAAACTCATACTAAAAAAGATGTTTCTGTTTCAAATGTTGAAAATGGAATTTATAATTTACATACTTGGATGACGAATTGTACACAAAATTACGATATCGTTTATAGTTTTTCTATAATAGATAAAAAATTAGTAATGACAATTGAAAATAAAGCTTTAGAAAAACAAATAATAGATACAAAAGCTCAACCAATATCAAATTATAGTGAAGTTTTTGAAATAGACGTTGTAAGTAAAGTAATAGTTAAGACTTCAAATGGTATTTATACTTTATATTTGAAAAATGACCGAACTACAACAGAGAATATGAACGATCCTAATAGAGTAGAGGGTAGAATAGAAACAATTTATACAGAGAAATTTGAAGATGCTAAGCAAGTAGCATTGAATGTAATGAAAACTAATTCATACAACCATAATATTACTTTTGATTATTTAGAGAGATACATAAAAGTTGGAACACCAATCGCAATAAAAACAAAAGAGTCATTAATATTTGATAGCTATATTTCTGCAATAAAAATAACTCAGAATAGATTTATAAAATATACATGTGGAAATATACGTGTAAACTTTATAGATAAATTATTAAAAGAAAGGAGAAACTAAAATGTTAAAAGGACAAGTGTTTTCAAGACAATTATTTGAAAATCAAATCTTTGCTCTATTTATTAATACTTTTCTAAATGGAAATAATGGAGTTTCAAACAATTTTTTAAACAATATGGAAGTTACATATTCAGGCAATAATTTAACTGTAAATAGTGGAGCAGTATGCATTCAAGGTAGATTTTTGAAAGAAGATTCTTCTACAACGATTTCTGCTGGCACAGATACATCATATTGTAAGTTAGTAGTTGAAATTAATTTAGACAATCAAAATACAGAAAGTGATTTTAGACAAGCATATTATAAGATCATAAAAGGAGCTAATTCTTATCCTGCATTAACACAAAACGACATAGTAAAGAACAATGCAGGAATATACCAATATGAACTAGCAAGATTTCAAAATTCATCAAGTGGAATAACTAATTTTCAAGATATGAGAACATTTTTAGATTTTCAATCAATTTATGATGAAATACATCAACACATAGAGGATATAGATGATGGTTCATTATGGTTATTAAAAACAGGAGGTACAATAAATGGAAATTTGGAAGTTAGTGGCAATATTGTTTGTGATAATATTACTAATAGTTCTCGGAAGTAAAGCAGTGTATAAAAATAACTTTGTAGTAATATCAGGAAATTTAAAGATTGCAGCAAGTGATAGTAATGTAGCAAATATAAGTTATCCTGAAGGTTTTAATGCTGAAAATTGTGTACCAATAAGTTGTGGACTACAGGTTATTGCAAATAAAGGATATAATTATGTGGGTTACAATAAAGATAGTAGTTCTGCACTAACTAATGCCTATGACAGAAAATTAAATTTAGCATCTAGTAACATTGTTTTGATTGTAGATAATCCAGCTACAAGCGAAAAAACAGTAAGCTACAGAATAGTACTTATGAAAATAAACTAGGAGGTAATCCATGCAAAAAATAATTGAAAAAATAATAGAGCCATCTCATATTGAGGTAGGCTCTACTTTTTTATTAAAAATAAAGGCTATAAGGTATGCTACATATCAAGAAGTTAAAGATAGATTAAATTATACAACAATACAGCAATACACTTATAGTCAATTGAAAGGAGAATAAGATGGCAACTACACCAAAAGGAATTTATTATCCAAATGATTATAATGAAATAGCAGATATTCCAGAAGATATGAAGAAAATGGCAGAAAGTATAGATGAAGTATTTGAAGATACAGACAGCGACTTATCTGACATTAAAGAAGAACAAACAACACAAAATAATAGACTAAATAGTTTAGAAGTAGATAACACCACAAATAAAAGCGACATTTTAACCAATAAACAAGAGATAAATAATATCAAGACAGAACAAACTACACAGAATAACAGATTAAATAATTTAGAAACAGACAATACAACAAATAAAGAAAATATATCAGCTAATACTCAAGAAATTAACAATATCAAACAAGAACAAACAGAACAAAACACAAACATATCAACAAATGCAACAAATATAGAAAGCCTACAAGAAGAAAACGAAAACTTAAAGAAAATAGTAAGCCAACTTCCCCAAGTAACAGGACAAGGAACAGAAGTAACCCTAGAAAACACAATAGAAGCACCTTTTACAAAGTTTGATGTAGAAGGTAACAACACACAGGAGACAACAGAGGGAAGACAGTTGTTAAAATATCCTTATGCAGAAAGTTCAAAAACACATAATGGAATTACATTTACTATACATAATGATGGAAGTGTAACTGTAAATGGAACATCAACAGGAACGGCTGCTTTAAGTTTAATTATTTATAATGCAGAGATTGAAAACGGAAATTATACAGCAAAATTAACTAATGGTATTAGTGGAAATGTGTATTTATATATTGGTGGAGGAAATTCTGGGATTTCAGGTAGTGGAAACGTATTTAAAAATATTGAAGTAACTAATAATACATTTGGAAATTTCTTAATTCAAATTCCAAATGGGAAAACATTTAATAATTTAACAGTATATCCAATGTTAGTAAAAGGAACATATACAGAACAAACAATGCCAGAATTTGAGAAATATACAGGAGGAATAGCTTCACCAAATCCAAACTATGAACAACCAATATTAAGTGCTGGAGATAATGAGAATTATTTAAAAGAAGAATGGGAGCAAGGAGCATATAGTGGTTCAAATGGAGTAGGAAAAATAGATAGTAACCAGTATGTTAGAAGTAAAGAGTTTTCAACAATAGAGCCTAACAAAGAATATACATCAAAATGTGTAGTAAATGGTGTAGAACATACACAAGGTAATATATTTTTCTATAAAGAAGATGAAAGTTTTATTAGCTCAATAACTAATATAAGTTCAACATTTACAACTCCTGAAAATGCTAAAAAAGTAAAATACAATGTATTTAAATCAAGTGGAATTACACCAGAAGATGTTGATTATGCAAAACTAGAAAAAGGCAACAAAGCAACTCCATATAGTCCTTATGGAATGGGTTCTATAAATGAGAAAATACAGACAAGGAATTTGTGGAGTTCTGTTTGGGAACAAGGGTATATAAATGCAAATGGTGTAAATGAAAATAATTCAGACCTTATAAGAACAAAAGATTATATATATTTTGAGCCTGAACAACATTATGCAATCAAAAGAAGTATTTTCAATAGTTATACTAATGTTAGAGGGTATGATATAAACAAAAAATTTATAGGTGCTGGAGAAAATGTAATTAATCTTTATCAAGGAAACACAGCAAATAATCCAATGCAACCAACAATTCAAACTTGTGTAATTGCAACAAAACCTGGTGTATATTATTTAAGATTTAATGATGCTTCAAATAATTTATCAACAGAATATATGATGGTCAAAGGAGATACACCAACAGATTATGTTCCACACAAAGAACAAGACTATTCTATATTTGTACAACAACCAATGCGTAGTATAGGAGATGTAAGAGATTGTTTTGTTAAAAAGAGTGATGGTTGGTATGAAAGACATTGGATAGGAGAAGTAGTGCTAAATGGTACAGAGAATATTGCTAGAGAATTAATTTCGAATAATGTTTATAAATTTTATATAAATAATATTGAAAATGTTGACTATGGAGATGTTAATTATGTTCCACAAATTTTATGTAATAAACTAATTGCTGTTGCTAGAACTCCTATGTATTTAAATACACAAGGTATATCAAGTGGAAATGATAATTTACAAATATATACTGATGAAACAAAAAATATGACAGTCCCTGAATTTAAAACGTGGCTAGAAAATAATAATTTAATTGTAAATTATTTAAGAACTATTCCAATAGACTTACCATGTACTGAAGAACAAATACAACAAATAGAAAACAAACCTAGTACTTATAAAGATTTTACTATTATACAAAGTGAAGATGAAACAAAAGCTTATTTAGAAGTTGCAGGAATATATGATTTAAATAAATTAATTACAAGAACAGAAGTATTAGAAAGTGAAAGTTAGGAGGTGTAGAAAGATGACCATAATCGAAAAAAAATCATTAAGAAAAAAGAAATCAATATTAAGCCTAGTAAAAAAAGGTGAATATTCAGCAGGTTATGCAATGATACTTGTAGAAGAACTAAATGATAATGGAAAATTAACAGACAATGATTATGAAGAACTAGCAGAATATTTAGAGAACTTATTAAATGAAGAAGAAAACGAAGAAGTTGCTATAGAAGAAGAGCCAACTGAAACTAATGAGGAGGAAATGTAAATGGATTTTGGAGAAGTTTTAAAAGCAATATTTCAACATGGAGGAACAGTCATAATGGCTGTTCTTTTTGTTATTGCATGGTGGCAAGATAAGACAAAAAACAATGAATTATTAGAAAATAATACAATGATGTTGAAAGCATTAACAGAAAGTAATAAAAATATTGCAGAAGGTAATATCAATATAGCAAAATCTTTGGATATTATAAGCACTAATTTAGTAACAATTGACCAAAAAATAGATAGAAATTATGAAGTTGAATTAAGAGGAAAATAGTAACAATGCTATTATCGATAATAAGGAGTGTGAGAAAGAATGAAAAATAAAAAAACTATATTAATTTATGTGTTTGTTGCATTAGCTGTTTTAGGAGCATTAGCATCTATATACTTTCCAAACTCAAAGATAAATGATGTAATAGATGAAACTCAAAACATTATAATGCAAGAAATAGTTGTATCAGAAGAAACAAAGTCAGAAGTCGCTGATACTAAAAACGCAGTTGAAAATGGTGGAAAAGTTGAAACTACTCAAATAGTAAAATCTAGTGAAAATGAAGAAAAAGAAGTAACAGATGATGGAGCAGATGAAAGTTTACTAGAAAAAGATGCTTTAGTAGAACAAGAAAATATTGCTTATAATGGAGACAATGAAGGAAAAGGACTTGACTTATTAGGAAAATGGCAAGGACTTACATATTATTCACAAGCTGATAGTAGATGGGCTTCAAAATTATACACATCTACAAATAATTCAACTCAAACAATGAAATCTAGTGCTTGTGGTCCTACTTGTGCTGCAATGGTAGTATCAAGTTCAAAAGGTGCAATATTGCCTACCACAATGGCAAATTTAGCAGTAGATAATGGATATAGAACAGCAAATTCAGGAACTGCATGGGCATTTTATCCTTTTGTAGCTGACTATTTTGGATTTAAAGAATATCATACAACAAGTTCTTTTGAAACAGCTATGAACTATTTATCTAAAAATTATTATATAATTTGTAGTTGTGGAAGTGGATTATTTACTTCAGGAGGACATTACATAGTTCTAGCAGGTTTAGAAGGAAATACAATTCAAGTTTTAGATCCTTATCTTTATAATGGCAAATTTAATACAGCTAGCAGAAGAAATGCACAAGTACAAATTAAAGGTACAAGTGTTTATGTAAGCAAAACCAATTTTGAAAGATATGCTAATTATAAAAACTTTTGGATATATTCAAATGATAAAGGAAATGAAAATAAAAATACAGATATAAATACAAATAACACAACATCAGTAAGTTATACAATGTATGTAGCAACAGAAAGATACAATTTAAATGTAAGAAATAAAGCAAATGGTACAAAAATTGGTTCTTTACCTAAAGGAACTAAAGTAGAAGTTGTTGAAACAAGTGGAGAATGGTCTAAAATAACAAGTCCGATAAACGGATGGGTAAGTTCACAATATCTATCAACATCTATTGAAAATGACAAAACATACAAAACAGAAACATATAATACTAAAACATATAAAACAGGTACTTATAAGACAACATCAAACATTCATGTTAGAACTGGACCAGGAACAAATTATAAAGCTAAAATATATAAACAATTAACATCAAATGCTAGAAAGCAAAATAAACGTCTTGGTAATTACTATTATAATGGAATAAAAAAAGGAGTTACAGTAAATGTATCTAAGGTAGTAAAAAGTGGTTCATACTATTGGGGAAAAATTCCAAGTGGATATATTTGTTTGAATTATTGTAAAAAAATATAATATCAAGGTAGATTAACTTAATTGTTAGTCTACCTCTTTTTTTATTTGATTTTTTAGAGATTTCGTGTTATAATATATAAGTAGGTAGTAAAAATACTACTAAAGTAGTAAAAAAAACTACTAAAAAAATATTGACATCTTAAAAAAGTAGTATTATAATACTATTACAAAAGTTCAAACATTTTTGAAAAAAGTTTTAAAAAATGTAACAGAAATGTAACGAAAATGTAATGTTTTTGTTGTTGATTTTGTAATAAACAAATGATATATTGTGTATAATAAATAAGATAAGAGCCGAAGCCCTTATCTATCAGTTGTGTTATAGGATTGATTGAAATTATCTACTGGGGTAATTTCAATCTTTTCTTTATGTATGGATATCTGATATCTTACGATACCAGTTATGCCTACCAGTACTGCTACACAAAGAAT